GGGTCTAGTCGATCGCCCACTCAAAAGCGCGAGCACACGCACAACGTGACGCGCCCTGATTGCTGCGTACGCGGACGAACGCGAGGTCGAGGTGACGCAACGACACCCGCGCACAGCCAGGGCACACAGCGCCACGCACGCAGCACTTGACATGATGTGGATAGTGTGAATGACGACTCGTAGTATGCATAGTGATGCATGCTCATACTGCATAGTTATGCACTACCAATCGCGGGATGGGGCCAGGTCGACGACCGAGGGCAGAGGGTGGGACGCGAACCACTCGTCGAGGGTCATGTCACCTCGGCTCTGATTGCAGGACAGGTGCGCCGGTCTGAGGTTGTCCAGAGCGTCGCGGCCGCCTCGTGAGCGAGGGATGACGTGATCGGCCGTGGACGCGCCAGGGCGGCCGCACAGATGGCACACGCGGCCGTACGTGGCGAGTGTGAGCGAGGTCAGTGTCTTGGCGACCTGGCCGCCCCACTTCGGCCGGCCGATCACTGGACGGTGCCGTAGTCGGACCCGACCAGCACGTCGTCGGTCCGGTGCTTGTGGTACACGGCGGTGAACACGTCGGCGGCGAGGAACGCGTCGCCTGCGGCTGTGTGTGCGACCGAGGTGTCGGTGTCGAGGTCGAGCAGCGCCGCGCACTTCGCCAGGCCGGGGATCGAGTCGAGACCGAGGGCGGCGGCCGTGGCGACCTCCACGTCGTACAGGCGGTGGTGCCAGACCTGTTTGGTGACCTTGTGATCCTCGACGAGGTAGCGCCATAGAACGGCGGCGTCGTACGCGGGGTTCGCGCCGACGATGGTCGATCCGGCAAGCATGTCGACGAGGTCGTTCAGGTGCCGCTCAGTCTCGGCCCGCGACGACATCAGGTCGTACAGCCGCCGTTCGTAGTAGCGGTTGACACTGAGTGCCTGCGGGTCGGCGTCGATGAGCTGCGAGCGCTCGTGGTGCGGGACGAACGTGTGGACGGTGCCGTACACGCCGGGGTCGTCGGGGAACACTTCGACGGCGGCGACTTCGAGCGGGAACGCTCGCGTGGTGTCCAGGCTCGTTGTTTCGAGGTCGAGTGCGATGTAGCGGGTCATAGTTGTTGTCTCCTGTCGTGTTCGGCCGCTCAGCGGCCGCTGAGGGCTGGGGATCGGTGTCTGCCGGTGGTGAGGTCGGGTGGTGAGGTGTCCCTGTTGATCTGTCGGATGACTGGACCAACAGGAACTCGCCTGCCGTATGGAGCCGGAAGGTATGGAGCCTGTTGACGCACACGCGGGGATTGCTCGGTGTGCCGGGACTGGGTTGTTCCGTGAGGTCTCGACGATGAGTTCGTCGATGGTGCCGCCCGAGTCCGCCTTTACCGGCGACCTCACGTGATCGGGTGTGCCCTTGCTGACATGCGGGCACGCGCTGAGAAGCCCTTCTTACGGGCGACGCACCGGCCGGGTCAGGGTCGGTTGTTCAGTTGTGGTGAGGGGGATTTGACCTAGAACAGGCCGGGATCGTCGGCGTCTCTCGCGCCGTTCTCGATGTCGCGTCGGCACTGTCGGCAGATGCCGTCAGGTGGGACGCGGACGTTCAGCGGGTAGATCACGTCGCAGATCGAGCAGTGAGGGCGGCCGTTGAGGATCGCGTCACGGCGGTCCTCAACGGCGCTGGGGAACTGTGAGCGCCACTTGAACGGGTGCGCGGCGGCGGCCTCGGCTGGTGTCGGCTTCGACGGCCAGGGGCCTTGGATCACATCGCCCATGACGCCTCCCGCTTGGATGCGCGCCATTCGCGGCCGACTTGGACGAGGATCGAGCTGAACATCAGTTGCGGCTCGATGCGGGCGTAGTAGTCGCGCTCATCGGATTCGTAGCCGATCGCGTGCTCAGCCGCGCGGGTGAGCTGCGGTTCGCGCTCAGCCCAGTACGTCTCAGCGCACAGCGTGGCGTACCAGTTCGCGGGGCGCTTCATTCGGCGCACGCTTCACAGATCGACAACCCGTCCGGGTCCACGAACTCGGCCACGTTGTGGAGGCAATACGAGCAATACGAGACGGGGATCATCGCCGACCTCGCTCACGCGAGTAGTCACGTGTCGCGGCCCTGAACTCGCCCGCCTGGCGGTAGGTCCACCCGTAGCCTGGCAACGCTTTCATGACGGTCGAACGGTGGACGCCGACCGTGCGGGCCGCCTCGCGGTACGACGCGCCATCTTCGAGCACTGCGAGGGCACGGGAACGCTGATCGTTGTTCATGAGTCGGTGGAGTGCTCGCCCGTGAGGATGAAGTGGGCGACGGTGATCACTGGGGTTGCGTCGACACCGTTCGAGCCGAACACGTTTCGGCCGCCGAGCGTGTCACGCGCTGCGGCGAGCGCCAGGACGCGGCGGTGCTGCGCGGGCTTGAGGGTGCCGAGCTTGTCGGCGGCGTCGCTCACAGCGCCCTCGGACGGTGCGAACGGACGGCGGGAAGCTGGACGGTGGGCGCGTCGCTGAACGCCGTGGAGCGGTGGCGGCCTGCCGGGTGACGGCGGCGCGCTTCTGCACGCTGTACGGCTCGCTCAGCACGGCGGGCGCCCTCGGTGCGGGACCACCGGCGAAAGTCGACGGCGAGGACGACGAGGCACGCGACGATGGCCGCGAGGATCAGGATGACGGTGGGCAGGCCGTACGCCTCGATGGCGGGTGTCAGCATGACGCACCCGCCATCGACTCGACGAGCGTCTCGTCGAACATGAACGCGCCACGTAGGCCGGGAGCCTTGGAAGCGGGTTCGAGCTGACCACGGTGAACCATTCGCGTGATCGTCGAGGGATCAACTCCGAGGATTTCAGCCGCTTCACGGGATGAGATCAAAGACTGATGCATGACCAATTGCTACCACATCAAAAATAGATGTGCCAGCGGTTGGTTGCAGAGTGCAAAACGTTGCGCAATAATCGAGGCATGACGACAGCGATCGAACCGGGGGGCGTTACGAGCGGCCAGATGGCTGAGTACGTCGGCGTGACGCCGGAGACGATGAGCCGCTACCTGTCGGGCAAGTACGCGATCCCGGTTGGAACACTTCGCCTGATCGCGCTTCGCACAGGCGTGCCGTTCCATTGGCTAGAAACAGGTCACGCCCCGTCACCGGATGGTGACGGGGCGTGTGAAGAGTGCGCCATCAGGGACTCGAACCCCGAACCCGCTGATTTAGTGCATCCGCTGGTGGCGTGGGGTGCGGCCGCATGAGCGCGAGGGACAACGCGGAGTTTGCGGCATTCTCTCGGCGGATCATGCGGGCATACGCTCGGCGAGTTGCCACGGCCGACCCGGCGGCACTGGGCGAGCTGATGACTCTACGAGCCGAGGTCGACACCGCGATTGCGGCGGCCGTCGACGGGTTGCGGGCCGAGGGCTTTTCGTGGGCCGATATTGGGGCCGAGGTCGGGTTGACCCGACAGGCCGCTCAGCAGCGGTGGGGTGTCAATAAGTCGTTGACACCGAAACGAGTTGCGGGGTGACGGTGGAGGCTTGGTCTCGGTTCGGCCGCGACACGGTCTCACACGGCGCGCCTGTCGTTCGATTGGGCGATACGTCTTGTGTGAGTATTTGGTCAGCCGCGATCGCGGCATTCATCAGTCACCTGGCGGCCGGTGGTCGCTCGGTTGGCACGCGCCAGCTTCGGCGCTATCACCTGTCTCGGTTCGCCGAGGTCGTAGACCCGCTGGGGCCGCTCGATGTCGACGTCGTCGATTTGGAAGCCTGGCTGGGTCGTGACGACTGGACGGCGAACACTCGGCGGTCGGCGAGGTCGTCGCTGGTGACGTTCTTCTCGTGGATTGCCGCGAACGGATGGCGGGCCGACAATCCGGCGGCGCTGTTGGCGACGGTGACCGGCGTTCTCGGCCGCCCGAGGCCGTGCCCTGAACAACACCTGCGGGCGGCCGTCGTCGCGGCAGGGCCTCGCGAACGGCTCATGCTCGCACTGGGTGCAGGGTGCGGTCTGCGACGGGCAGAGATATCGAAGGTCTGCGGCGAGCACGTCGAGGACACGATGGACGGGCCGATCCTGCGCGTGGTCGGTAAGGGCGGGAAGGTGCGCGAGGTGCCGATCAGTGACGACCTGGCTGTGAGACTGCGGGAACGTGCGGGGTATGCGTTTCCGTCGCCGAGGGGTGGCCATCTCACCCCGGCGCACGTCGGAAAGCTGGTGTCTCGTCTGTTGCCGCCAGGGTGGACGACGCACACGTTGAGGCATCGGTTTGCGAGTGCCGCCTATCGCGCCGATCGGGACATCAGGGCAGTACAGGAACTTCTGGGACACGCGAGCGTCGCGACGACGCAGATATACACGGCGATCCCAGACGACGCGACGAGGCGGGCGAGCCTGGCCGCCTCAATCGTCGCGTAACGCTCGCACTACGTAGAGCGACACACAATAGGAGAGTCTCGTCGAACGACGGGACGCACAAACGGGAGGAACCCACATGCTCGATCCGATCGCACAGCTCAGCCTCTGGATGCAGTCGATTCCGGGCCTGTCGCGAGCTATCAGCGACATCACCGCGTTCTTGAACTCGATCGCGTACTGACGCACGCACAGCGACGCCCCGCGCCACTCCCCCAAGGATGGCGCGGGGCGTCTTTCTATCTGGGGCGGCCTAGCGGCGAGCACCCCAGTAGTTCAGGTGGAACGCGCTGTGTTCGACGGCGGTCTTGCCGTTGAACACTCGCTTGGACGTGTTGCCGTAGTCGGTGTGCGAGTTCCCGAAGCGGTTGACCGCGTCGATTGTCGTGGCGACCTTGGCCGCGAACAGCAGCGGGTTGGACGCGAGGTCTGCGTTGGCCTCGGCGACCTCGCCGTTGGTGATCGACAGGCCGATGGCGGTCGCCCATCCGATCGGGTCGAGCAACGTCATGTCCTTGACGAGCTCGTACCCGGCACGGCAGTAGGAGTTGACGGGAGCGTTGACGTACACGTCGTTCGGCAGGCCGTAATCGAACCAGTCCATCGCGTCGGGGACGCCGTTGATGCGGAACCCGCCGAGCGGTTCGCCGCTGATGCCCTCACCGTTGAGGGTCACCCCGGTGATGCTCGAATCGGTGTCGCGGTGCGGCGAGGCGAACGTGTGGAGCCACAGACAATCGTTCTTACGGTGCGCGAGACGGCCGGTCAGCAGCTCTTGACCGATGCGCGATGCGATCGCGCCGCCCTGGCTGTAGCCGAGGACCGCGAACGTGCCTGGCTTGGACTCGATGAGGCGGATAACCTCGTCGACGCCCATGTCGACCGACTCCGCGTAGGACGGCGACCCGAGCTGAGACAGCGGCGGTTCGCCGTTGTTGGCGATGGGGCCGAAGCGGGCCGGGTAGTTGACGTGCTGCACGTTCCAGATGGTGCGGTTGAGTCGGTCCGATACGCCTTTGAGCATGCCGATGGGCGTGTTCGGGTAGTGGCCGGGGCCGATTTCCCAGGTGCCGGGAATGATGTAGGCGGTGTGCTTTGCCATGGGTGATTTCCCCTTGTTGTGCGGCCCGCCTGTCGGGCCGCGAGTCTGTGGTGGCCGGGTTAGGCCGGGATGGCGCGGAGCCAGGTCAGTGCGAGTGAGCCGACGATGCCGGGTGTGGCGCTTGCGCCCTTGCCGCCGTTGAGGGTGCCGCCGGAGTCTTGCGCGACGACCATGCGGAGCGTGTCGCCGACGTTGAGGGCGATCTGGTCGGACACGCTGGTGATGTTCTCCCAGGCCGAGGCGGGGATCGCGTCGCCGATGATGCCGTTCGAGGTCGGCGAGGTGCCGTTGAGTAGGAGTTTCATGTTGCGGCGGCCGGTGGCGTTGGCTGCCCACGGCCACACGGCGGTGACGTTGTAAATGCCTGGGCGGCGGCAGACGAATCCAGTCGACGCCCATTGGGCGAGTCCGGACGGCTTTGAGTCGTACTCTGCGGCCTGCCAGATGACAGTCATGTCGGTGGCAGTCGGCACGGACTGCGGCGCTGTTCGGACGATGCGGACGGTATCGGCCGGGATTGTGCCGGGGTCTGGCGGAGGAAAGTCGATCGCTGCCATCTGCCGTTCGAGTTCGAGGGCGAGGTTCATGATCTGTGTTGCGCCGTCCGAGATTGGGTCTGAGTCGACCGGGTACGGCAGGTGGTAGATCGGGGTTACGGCAGGCATTTCTATTGCACCTCCTGTGCGGGGTTCGGCTGATTGGTGACGGCGATGTTCATGAAGTCCGACCATGCGATGTCGGCTGCGGGTCGCGCCGCCGGGGAGTTCCACGACAAGCTCGCCCATACCGGGTTACCGGTGCGTAGATCGACCCACGTAGTGGCGACGCGAGTCCGAAGATTGGGATGCCAGGCGGGAACCATGGCAACGGTCCACCGGCCGTCGAAGTAGCGGACAGTTCCGCCGATGATGTGAAACTCACTCGGCACCTTTAATGCGGCGGCATACGGGTTAGAGGTGATAGAGACCGTGGACCATGACTGAGAGCATCGGGTCAGGGTGAATGCCTGCTCGACGCCAAGGAAATGGTCGGTGTCCCAGATCACGCGAGGCATTCGAGGTACGTATGACGACGCAACCTGACTCCACTGGTTGCGGTATATCTTCTCGGTGTGTCCGTTGTTCGGAGCATCGAGATTGAGCCAGGTGGACACTTTTGTGATGCGCGGGTTCGTGAGGCTACTCGAACCCCATCCGCCCGATGTTTCCTGTTCGACGCCGTTCGCTTTCAGGTACGTGATCACGACGCGATTGATTCTGTCGCGTCGATCGACGTTCATTGCCCCCTCGATCGACACGGCGCAACCTGATACAACAGTCGAGACGTACGTCGCGGCGTCGTCGCCGAATCCGGTTTGCGTTTCCGGCGGACTGCATATCGTGTAGTCCCCTGTTCCAGGGATGCGGTATAAGAGCCGGTAGAATCGGGCATCGTAGCGCGAGCGCATCGGAGCAGGGCGAGTTACATTCTCGTCGGGCCGGTAGTCCCAGGTAAGACCGAATGATGCGTAGAACTCATCGAGCAGTTGCAGGACGTTTTTGTCGGCGACCTTGGTAAGCCCCATCTCCCAGCTCACCGCGTCGGGTTCAAAGTAGACCTGGGTGATGTCTATATTTGCGTCGGCGATCGCCGCTTTGAGCCGGTTGGCTCGGACAATCGCAGTTTCGGCCGGCCAGGTGGCGACGTTGTCGGCGAGCTTGCCGCTTCCGAGGTCGGTCGTCCTGTCGGTCGCCGTGCCCTCGACGAGCCAGCCTCGGCGCTTGTTGTCGCGCCGGACATCGAAGCCGGAAACTGTTCCTCGGAATATGACCCGTGTCGTCGTGCCGACAGTCCATCCGATGACGACTGACCTTCCGAGTGTCTGTGAGGTCGATCCCATGTCGACGGCGGTGCCAGCCTGCGCGAGCAGTTGGCCGGTGGGGTCCCAAAGTCGGAACTGAGCTGCAGGGACTCCGCGATCGGCGAGCGGGTGGTCGCGGCCCCAGTCGATCACGATGTCGTCGAGGATGACCAGGCGTGTCGGGTCGGGTTGGCAGGTGATGCGGTCGCCGTCAATCTCGATCCAGGGGGCGGGGTTGACGGTCATCGGGTGACTCCTGTTGAGGTGCGACGGAAACGTGCGAGTATCCGCTCGATTTCTTGGCCGAGCTGGTACTCGTTGCCGACGAATCCCTCGACGGTGATCGACACGCGGTTGTCGACGGTGATCGCTCCTCGGCCGGACCCGAGGCGGCCGAGGCCGGATACTGACGGGTATCCGGCGGCGAGTTGGAGCGTGCCCGGTGGCGGTGCCATGTGTGCGACGACACCGAGGCCGCCGTCGCTGAACGGGAGTATGTCGGCGATCATGCTCGGTACCGAGGTGAGCTTGTCGATGAGGTCGCCGACGAACCCGATGACGGACTGGACGGCGCTGCCGACGTTGTCGATGAATCCTTGGATGCCGCCCCATACCGTCTCGGCGACGCCCTTGACCCGGTTGAAGATCGATATGACGGTGTCGACGGCGGTCGTGATGGCGGACCGGATGACGCCTGCGACGGTGTCGACGACCGACTGGATACCGTTCCATACAGCCTCGGCGACCGCTTTGACGCCGTTCCATGTGGCGGTGATGATCGAGCCGAGTGTCGTGATGATGGTCTGGATGACGGTCACGACGACCTGGACTGCGATCTGTATGCCGTTCCACACAGCGACGGCGGCGGCTTTGATGCCGTTCCAGATCGCGGTGATGATCGTCGCCCATAGCTCGATGTAGAGGCGGATGCCGTCGATGACGAGCATCACGGCCGCTTTGATGCCGTTCCACACGGCGACGGCGGCGGCTTTGATGGCGTTCCAGACGGCGAGGATGATCGTCTTCCACACGGTGATGTAGGCGACGATGAGCTTGAGCACGAACATTGCGGCGGCTTTGATGCCGTTCCAGATCATGCGCCAGGCGGCAGATACGAACGCGCACATCGCTTTCCACGCGGTCTGAAACCAGGTCGTCTTGGTGGCGATCAAGACGATGGCGGCGACGAGTGCGATGACGGCGATGACAATCCACGTGATCGGATTGGCGAGCAGCGCGGCCGTCATTGACCAGATCGCGGGGACGGCCGTCGTGCGGATGACGATCGCGAGGAACCGAACCCAGGGGCCGAGGACGCTGAACGCGGCGCTGACTCCCCTGACGACTGCGCCGACCGGGCCTGCGACGGCGGCCACGGTCTTCATCGCGATCCCGAATCCGAGGAGTGTGCCGACGACGGCGGGCAGGGCGGGGCCGAGGCCGGAGACGAGCGAGGCGACCAGCGATGCGATGACGGGCAGGGCCGGGGCGATCGCGGCGACAACCTGAGCAAACGCGGTGCCGAGCTGACCGATTGCCGGGACGAGGGTCGTCATGGACTCGGCGAGGACGGGACCGAGGGTCTGCGCGATCTGGACGAGCGCGGGTGTCAGTGCGGTGATCGCTGCGCCGATGATGCCGAGCATCCCGCCGAACGGTCCGGCGGCGGCCGACAGCTGGACGAACAGGTCGGCGATCGGCTTGAGGAGCGTGCCGAGCTGAGTGAACAGCGCGAATATGGAGTCGACGTTGATCGATGCGCCGAACTGAATCAGCTTGGTGATGATCGTGTCGAGGCCGGGGCCGAGGCGGGTGACGAACTCTGCGCCCTTGGATGCGAGCTGTTGCAGGCCGCCGGTGTTCTTGGCGATGGTTCCGGCGGCGCGATTGAACACGCCGGTGATCGCGCCGCCTACCCGCTGCATTTGCGGGGTGATCGCGCCGAGGACACCGCCGAGGCGGCCGAACCCGGCGGACATGCCCGCGAAGCTCGACGACATCGCCGCTTTGAACGCGGTGAACTGTGGCTCGATGGTCTTGGCGGCGGTCTTGATGCCTTCGAGTCCGGCGAGGACGGCACCGAGGGCGGGTGCTGCGAGGAGTCCGACCGAGGCGGCGGCGGTGCCGAGGACTGCGACCGCCTGAGCGGCCCCGGCGGCGGCCGGGGCCGCTGCGGCGGCGAGTGCGGAGAACTTGGCGAGGGATCGCGACATCTTCGCGATGCCCGAGTTATCGGCCCGCGAGATGATGTTGACGCTAACCGTTGCCACGGCGTGCCTCCTCGGCTTGTTCTTCCAGAATTTCCAACAGGGTTGCGAGCATCTCGTCGTCCTCGTCGGCGAGGGCGGACGGCGGGACGCTCATCGCGACGGCGAGCGCCGCGATTAGACGACCGGGGTCGTCGTCGCCGTAGGGTCCACTTCGCCGACCTCGGCGGCGGTGATGACCTCGGCGGCGTCGATGAACTCGTCGAACGATCCTTGGAACCTGCCGGTGCGGTGGAGAGCGCTGTACGCCCAGAACATCGAGTAGGTTTCGGGGTCGTCCTGCGCGGTGCCCCACTTGTGGCGGCGGCCCACATCGGCGGCGACCTTGCGGTCTTTCACGGTGATGACCACGTCGGTGTGCTCGGTGCCGTCGTTCATGAGCACGTCGAGGAGGATTCGTTGAATTGCCATTGGGGGATGGTCCTTTCACAGATGCTTGCGGAGTGTGCGGTCGGCGTAGTCGTCGAACGCTGGTGTCGGGTCGGTCAGTCGGGCGGCGGGTCGCATGAACGGGTGAGCGTTCATGTACCGGGTGCCGCCCTCCTGGTACCCGGCGTATTTGACTCGGTTGGTGACGCGAGCGGTCGATGTGGCGACGGTCGCCCGGTTGCCACGGGACAGGCGGCCGGTGCGCTTGGCCGCCAGGCGGGCCGCCGTCCGCGTGAGGTCGGCGGCCACCTGCCGGAGTGCCGGGACAGGGCGGTCGAGGTCGGCCGCCGTGCGGGCTAGGCCGACTTGAACCGCCTTGTCGCCGGTCACTCGGATGCGGATCACGGCGTCGGGAGTGGCGGGTACTCGATCGAGTCGTCGGTGGCGTCCGGCGTGAACACGGGCAGGCCGACGATGTCCCACTCGAACTCGCTGATGTTCCGCTTCTTGACATCGCCGCCGAACTCGACCGGGTCGACGATGACCTTGCCGGTGACGGTGGCGACTTCGCCGTTCTTGGGCGTGAACGTGAACGGCACCTCTTTGCCGGGGTTCGACCAGGACCAGTCGATGAGGCCGTCCTTCTCGATGTCCTGCGCGGCGCTGACTTCGATCTTGCTCGTGTAGACCTTCTCGCCGGTGATCGTTCCACCACACAAGGTGGGCAGGTCGTCCTCTTTGTCACTGTCGAACGTGATCTTGACGGCGGTGACCTGGCAACTGATGTCGAGCTGGTCGACCGAGACGGTGCCGAAGGTCAGCGTGCCGGGGCCGAGAGCCAGGGGCGGGCGTTTGATTGCCATCGTGATGTTCTCCTCATTCGGTGGTGGTGGTGATGACGAGCGCCGGGAGTGGCGCGAGTCCGGGCGGCGTGACGGTCATCGGGCGGACCGGCTCGTCGAACGTGACCGCGTCGGCGACGAGGTCTAGCAATGTGCCGAGCGCTTCGACCTCGAACGGCATGCCGTTGTCGGCGGCGATGAGGCACACGTCCGCTCGGACGGTGAACGAGCCGCACAGCGTCGGGTCGATCACGTCGTGAACGGTCACCCACGCGCCGGGTATCTGTAGGTCGCGAGGGTCGGTGGTCGCGGCGATGCCGACCTCGGTCAGTGCCTCGACGACGCGGTCGAGGGCCAGGGCCAGGGTCGACGCCATCAGCCGATGACCAGTTCGCGGTAGCCGCCGAGGCCGAGCAGCATGTTGATGTCGGGGTCCCACCGTGCGACGTACGTCGCGCCGAGGTCGCCGAACGACTCGATGCCTGCGGGCGAGTTCCGGCGGCGGACGATTCGGCCGGCCAACATGACTGCGCCGCGCACGATGTGCGCCGGGGCGGGCGGCGTGATGTCGCGGAACGTTCCGATCCACGAGTTGACCGCCGGGACGACCTCGGCGATGTGAGCGCGCTCAGCTTCGCCGAGTGCGCCTTCGGGGACCTTGAGCCACCCGGCGACCGCGTCAACGGTCGCCGGGTAGTCGTCGGCGGGCGAGGTCATCGCCTAGCCGCCTGCCGGTGCGGTGAACTGAATCTTCACCAGTCCATCGGGGTTGTCGATGGACTGGCCGGTGTAGCCGAACATCGCCCGATCCCTACCGCCGTGGCTGAGGTGTTCAGCCTCGACGCGGAGCGGCGACCCGCCCAGTTCCCAGAACGTCGTCGCAGGCTGAGCGCCTGCGATGAGCGTTCCCGCCGGGACCTGGTCACGCCACAGAATCTGCGACGGGCTGACGCCGAGTTCGTCCCAGAACGCGGGCTTGTTCTGGGCGGTGAGGAGCAGCAACGACAGTTGATCGGCGCTGTTGGCGAGGTAGTACGCGGGCGCAACCCCGGTGGCCTTCTTGACCGAGTTCTTCGCCTGGTACATCGCCAGGATCAGCGCCGGGATTTCGCCAACAGCGGCCAGCGGTGCGACGGTCTTCGCGTTCGCGGTGAGGAACGCACCGGCCGCCTGGTCGGTCACGACGGCGTAGCTTTCGTGCATCGCGGCCCAGTACGCCTCAAGGATCGACGAGTCACCGAAGTCGTAGAATTTCCGATCCAAGTCGTGACCGCCCGCCCAGCGCACAGCCTCGAACTCGTACGGCTCGACGCTGACGGGGTTGGTGGGGATCTCCTTCTTGTCGCCCTCGTACGAGGCGACCAGCGGCTTGTCCTTCCACCGGAACCCTTGCATGCGCCACGACGTGAGCGGGCGGCGCTTCAACAGCGGGATCAGTTCGCGAGTCTTCGCCGGTCCCGACCACAGTTCGCCGAGCCATGCGGGCGGCGTCGCGTCGATGAGGCCGGATGCGGTGATGTCGGCGAGCTGAGCGTGTGCGACTTCGCCACGGCGACCGGCGACCATTCGGGCCAGGGTCTCGGCGGCGTCGCGGGCGGACAGGTGGACCGTGGTCTGTGCAGTCGGTGCGGCGGGCAGACCGGCCGGGACGACGAGCGGCGCGACGGGCGTGTACGACGCGGCGGCCGACTCTGCGGCCGGGGCCGCTGCGGCGGCGGGTGCCGCCGGGGCGGCGGGCGGGGTCGCCGCGTCGACCGCGACGAACGACAGGTCGTCGGCAGTCAGCGCGTCGACTGCGGCCTGACCGAAGTGTGCGACGGCACGGGCACGTGCATCAGCCTCGGCGACGCCCGAGGCGATGAGGTCTCGGATGTATGCAGCAACGTTCATTGTGGTGTCCTCCTGATTGGTGTGTTGTGCGTGGAGTTCGGCGACGCGGGCGTCAGCGAAGGCGGGTGTGTCGACGAGCGCAACGCCCGTCATGATCGAGTCGAAGACGGAGTTTCCCTCGCGCCGAATCTGGGCCAGCTCGGCGCTGAACCCGTCGAACACTCGACCGGCGACCTGAGCGATGGCGTTGTCTGCGTCCGGCGTCGCGGCGAACGCGAACGACATGTGGAGGCCATCGGGGCGGACCTCGTACGCGGTGGCGTAGCCGACCGGGCGGTGTCCCTCGGTACCGCTGTGCTTGAAGTGCAGCTTGCAGCGGGACAGGTCGATCGGAAGGCGGGTGCCGCCGGGGCGGATGGTCAGCGGGCCGAGGGTCGTGGAGCCGAGCTTGTCCCAGGGCAGGACGAGGCCGGACACGGTCCGTTCGGTCGGCGAGACCTCGGCGACAGTGTCGGCGAACGAGGCGTGGACCGAGTCGGCCGCCGACAGGTCGAGGCGGGCGTGGCGTCCGCTCGACGGGGTGTCGACGGCCGTCGCTGCGGCGAGGCCGGGGATTGCGTCGCGTAACCACGCCTCGACGCCGGGGATCGCGAGGACTCGTGTCACGAGTGCGTTACCGGCGACGGCGGCGCACACGGCGACGCTCGCCCAGATGGGGCCGAGTTCGCGGTTGAGCAGCGGCCAGAGGATCGGGATAATGCCGACCGCCGAGGCGATCGACGACCGAGCTACGGCGCGTTGCGGGTGTTGGCACTGCGTCGGCGACTCTTCGGGCGTCAGTCGGTGCGCCATCACTCACCACCGAGGCGGATCATGGCGACCATCAGCCACGCGCTGAGCAGTGTGAGCACTGCGCCTGCGCCGACGAGTGCGCCGAGGATGAACAGCCACATCAGCGGACCGCCTTGGTGTCGTGGCAGTTCGGCACGCCGACTGCGGCACCGATCGCGGCGACGGTGTCGAGCATCGAGCGGCCGCCGGTCTGCTGGAAGCCTCGGTAGGACGCGGCCAGGTCGACCACACGCTTGCCGCTGTGTGGGTCGGTCACGTAGACGAGGTCACGCGAGCCGGTGAGCTGTTCGCGAACGTCTTTGGTGTCCGAGTTGTTCGGCCCGAGGTATGCCTTGATGAATCCCTCGATGCGGTCGACGATCTTGTTCACATCGGCGTCGCTCATGTCGTCCTCTCCAATCAGTCGGCCGTCGCGGATGCGTCGGCGGCAGAAGTCGGCGAGCTTCGCCGACGCGCCAGTTCCGGCGGCCGTGCCGCCGTTGAGCTGGAAATGCATTTCGTCTGCGCGGTCCCAGTCAGCACCCCAAAAGATCACGCCCTCGAAGAGGCGTAATCCGGTGCGCACCTTGCGGATTCGTTCGGCAGGCATGACACGCGCACCCCACGGGTACTGAGTGGCGTTCAGGTCGATGGCGGTTCCGCTGAGATGGTTCGAGGTGCCGACATCGTTGGTCTGAGACCATCCCCAGTCGTCGAGCGGCTTGTACCTGTCGATCGGCTCGACGTTCTCGTGGTACCAGCGCGCCCACGCGCCGAGAGCTTCGGCGGCGTACCCGCCTCGGACGCGGAGCGGCATGTCGGCGACGCGGACGACGACAGTCTCGTCGGCGTTACACATGCGCCAACCGTTCTCGGAGTACGTGTTGCCGTAGACGGTGCGAAACGTCACTGTGACACTCCAGTCTCGGTGGGTGCGGGCGGTGTTGATGCGCCGCCGTCGTCGGGTGTTCCGGCGGTGGCGTCGGGGCCGGTCTCGGCGTCGAGGACGAAGCGGACCGAGGTGCCGCGTGGGACGACGTCGTCCATGCCGAGGCGGGCAGTGATCGCGCTCATGTAGCTCGACAGGCCGAAGTCGATGAGGTCGGCAGTCTTGCCCTCGGTCGTCTCGTAGTTGAGGCTCGACTTCTCGACGGTGGCGTCGAGGGCGGAGCCTGGCAGGTGGACCGCGCGCGCCACGTCGAGGGCGGCGGCGTTGCGTCCCTCGACGAGCAAGTGTTCGGAGTACGAGCCGTGTTCGCGGACCTCGACGCCGTGCGAGGTGAACGCCACTCCCCCGTTCTCGCCTCGGCGGGCGGCGGCCCACTTCGCGATCATTCCGCGGGCCTGTTCCTCGGTGATCGGAAGGTCGTTGGTCTGGTGCAGCTCGATGTACGCGCTGGGGTTCTCGCTCGCCTTGGACGCCGAGGCGAGGAGGTCGGCGGCGTGGCGGATGGCACCAGCGGACGACGCCAACAGTCCCTCGTCACTACCGGGGATGAGGATGACCGATCGCGGGTCGGCGGGTGTCTCGGTGCCGTTCTCGTCGATGTAAACGACGACGCCCTTGTCGTCGATCTTCCACCTGTCGAACGGGACACGGTCGGCCGCGATCACGACGCCCGACTTGGTGCGAGCACACGCCCACAGTGACCAGCCGTAGAACATCAAGTCATCGATCGTCCACACCATCCGGTGGTACGGCGAGACCGGGCCATCAGTCCTGTCGATCCACAACGGTTGCGGGTCGAGGGCGGTCGACCCTCGGTATGCGCGCAAGGGCGTGCGGGCGGTCGTTGTGCAGATGATGCCGCGTGCCCGTTTGACGGCCGGAACGCTCATCGCCTGAGCGCGGGTGACGCTCGATGCGGGGCGAACCCAGTCGCCCGCGACGATGGGCCAGAGGTGGTTCGTGTCGTCGTAGGGCGAGAGGAACCGAACCTGGCCTTGTGCCGCTGCGGGGGCGGCGAGGGCGGCACGAACGCGGTCGAGGAAGGTCACGCCGACGAGGATGCCCCGCTACCTCTGACAGCACTTGTGCATCACCCGGCGCGACGGCGGGCGTCGTGCGACGCCCGGTAGTCGTGGTGGACGCGGTCGAGGTGCGTTGCGACCTGCCGATATGCGACCGATTTCGAGTGCGAGAACCCACGCCACGGGCACATGGTGCAGCGTACGACGGCGCTGTACTCGGTGGCGTCGACGACGTAGCGCTTGGTGTTCGGTTTGCGTTGAGACATAACGGGTTTCAGCTCCAGATCATGGGTGCGACAGGCGGCTTGGGTCGGGTGGATAGTGCTCGGATGGCGAGGGTCGCGGCCTCGACGGCCGCGATCGATCCGGCCGAGGTTCGACGTGACCAGAACACGCGGTCGCCGGACGTGCGAAGCTCGACGGCGTCGAACGCGGCCGTGAACGCGGCGTGTGCTCGGATGCGGACGGCGGGCGCCCATTCTGGGTCGACCATCGGCCGGCGGATTCGGTCGAGGAAGTCGACGGTCGCCAGCGACAGTTCGGCGTCGTTGACCTCGGTGACGGGCACGTCGAGGCGGGCGGCCTCGTCGGCGACGGTGGCCGCCGGTCCGGCGGTCGCGATCGCGACGTGTCCGCCGTGGCGGTCGGTCAGCTCTGCCAGGCGGGCGGCGATGCCCTCGGTGGAGTCGCGTTGCTCGATGACCTCGACGACCGGGACGCCGTTGTCCTCGACGCAAGCCACGATCACGGCGTCGTCGCGCTCGAAGCTGACGGCGGCACCGAACACGACATCACCGGCCGGTAGGTCGGCGGTCGTGGTCGCCAGCTCGACGACCTCGACGGGGATCAGGCGGGAGAACGTCGCGGTGCGACGGTTGCCGTACGCCCGCATGAACTCGCCCTCGCTCAGTTGAGCACGCGCCGAGGTGAGGATCGACAGGTCTTGGGTGTGACCGATCGCAGGATGGGCGGCGGCGATGGCCTCGAAGTCGTCCGGCGACACGTCGGGGCCGACACCGTAGTCGATGAGGCACAGCTCCCCCGCGTGCCCTCGGTCGACGAGGTCGTGAAACCAGGTCGACGACGCTGTGCCCGCCGTCGACACGACGATCGTCTGAGCGTTCGGCCGCGTCGACTGCGTCGGCGTGATCGCGCCCATCAGACCCTCGGCGAGGACCGGGTCGAAGAACCATCCCTCGTCGATCACGTTCAAGTCGCTCTGCGCGCCGTGGAGACTGTCGGCGGTCGGCGGGTGCGCTCGGATGCGCGAGGCCATCGCGCCGAGTTCGATCGACGTGTCACCTGCGCCGCGCTTGGATCGGGTGATGGTCGCGAACGGCGAGAGCTGAACGGCGTCCATCATCTCCCACATCTGCTCACGTGCCTTAATGCCGGTCTGGGCGGTGTACCAGACTCTCGCCTGGGGCCGCATGATCGTGCGGTGGAGCATGACGGCGCTCAGTAGCTTGGTCTTGCCAGCCTGCCGAGGGACCGTGACGACGACGAGCGGGTGCAGCAGGCGGCCGCGATGGTCGCATTCGCCGATGAGTCCGGCGGCCTGGTGTTGCCAGGGCATCGGACGCGCACCGAGGGCGGTCGAGACGCGGGCGATCTTCGGGCCAAGGCTGTACGGGCTAGTCCTCGGCGTGATGTAGCGCGGCGTCGTCATCGGTGTCCGCCTTCGCCAGATCGTTGAGCAGCTCGACGATGGCGGCGTCGGTGTCGGTCTGCCGGGACTCTGGCGTCATGTGCGCGTCGCGGAGCGCTTCGGTGATGCCGGGGATGAGCTTCGACGGGCCGTAGTGGTGCCCGCTGCGTTCCATCGAGTCGAGCGCCCACGCACCAGCTCGAAGAACGGTGGTCAGTCCCTCGTCCATCGGGCCGACGACCTCGGCCGTTCGCGCCGCGTCGATTGCTCGGTCCATCGCCTGCGAGTGCCGACCTCGGAGCACCTGACCAGCGCGGGCGGTCGCCGTCGACTCGACAGCGTCGAACAGGGACTCTTGACCCGTCGTCGGGGCCTTGGGATCGGGGCGAGGCATGCATACCACCGTAGACTATGTGCATATTCATGCATAGTCTCGACGTATATTTATGTACCGACCCCCCTCTCGTCAGCACCCGGAAGAGAGAG